TGATTTCATTCATGATTTTCAGGTTCATGGTCTTTGACAAACATTCCGTTAATCATCCTGCCGGATCGTTTTGAAATCTTTTGAAACGCCATGTCCTGACACTCCTCTAGCGTTGTCCCTAGCATTTCAGCGGCTATCTGGAGGGTAATGATTAGATCGCCAAGCTCCATTTTTATCTTGAGATCTAGTGGGTCATGTCGGGACCAGCCCACTTTCATGAGGGTGTCATGAATAACGACTTCATCACGCAACTCGGTCAGTTCCTCTTGTGATTTTGATAGCTGTATCAGCGGTGAGGACTTTTCGAGAATACCTTTATCTTTTGCCCACTTAAGGGTTTTTTCTGTGTTCATTTTGATTTAATTTGGTTTTGAATCTTCTCTGCAATCCAAGCCGAGCGCGAGCCATACTACCCCGCCGCATCCTTGGCAGTATCGCACATAAGGAGTCCAATCGTCTTCAAAGACATAGACCTCCCCGCATTGGGTGTGCGGCATTCCATCGTCGTCTATACGCCACTCACACGAGTCGCGGCGCGAGTCAAGAAGAGGATTTAGTAAGCAATATTCTGTGTTCATTTTATTTGGTTTTGAGATAGTGCAAGCCTCATAAATATAGGACTGATAGATGAGTCTGATCGCAAATACTTCTTGATTTGCCTTTCGCATGCTGGACAAACGGGATCTCTCAGCCTCTCCTCGGCTTTGTTTCCCCTGCGGCCCTTGAGCCCGCATACTCGGCATTTATAGCGGCGGGAGGGGAGGGGTTTGGGTGGTGTTTTCATTTGGATTTAATTTGGTTTTGGATCTCCTCATGCAGAGTCGTATCGACATGAGACCACTGGAGCGGGACGAGAGCGCCGGGCAGGATAGCGAGGTATGCCGTTTCCCAGCCCTCAGGTCCGATCTGAGGGGCTTTCACGCTTTTTTGGGTATCTCCCTCGGCTCCGTAGCTCCACGGCTTCTTGTGGGTCATTACGTTGCGAGTTTTGTTTTTCCAGTTTTTCACTGGGTTGCCATTGCCGTCACACCATCCGTCTCCGACAAAGGTCTCAAATTGGAGAGTTGCGGCGCGTCTGATCCGGTCGGGATGCCAGTCTGGATTTATTTTAGGCAGAGCCGTCAGGAGGTAGGTCTCAAATTCTCCGAGGGTTGGTTTCTCCTCACACCTCTTCTTGGGGGGAGGGGGGGCTTGTCCTTCACCTTGTCCTTCACCTTGTCCTTGTCCTTGTCCTTGTCCTTGTCCTTGTCCTTGTACAAAACCCGCAGTAGGTGGCAGATTTCTGCCGGTGTCGTCGCTATCCCCTATGAGACAAGGTGTTTCGGAGATTCCGTTATTTTCCGGCAGACTATCCGCAGTAGGTGGCAGATTTCTGCCGCTCACCTCTTCCAGCCATCCAGATTCCACCAGCAAAGTGACAGCCCTTCCGATGACTGATTGAGAAATTCTTGTAAGGTCTGCTAGGTCCTCAATATCCATTTCTTTTCCGTCAGAGTGCTCAAATACACCTCTCCCCTTAGCCCTTCCGGTCGCAGTTAGTTGGCAGAGCGCCATGAACACGCCAAACGCTTCGACGCCAGCTGCACCCCTCTTCATCAAGCGCCGATAACCTTTGGAATCGCACCCTGAAGGAGCATAGAAAAAACCGAGCCGTTGACGTTTTCGAGAGTCAGCATTCTCGAAAACCTCGCTCCACTTGTTAATCTTGATCATAAAATTGTAAAAAAAGAGCCCCTTTGCTGATCCCTCAAAAAGTGCTGGCGAGCGTGGGATCAATACAAAGGGGCTAAAAACCTTTTTTTACCGCTCGCCAGATTGGTATGCCCGACCTTACTCGGCTTGGGCGCTTTGGCAATGTTTATTTATTTAAATGATAAAGGCGCTTTGGGTCTCTATTGGTTTTCCGGTGTTGTATCGCTGGCTCTCCCCTTTGGGGTATGGCTCCTGCTCGTAAAGCAGTGCCGAGATTATTTCAGAGCGCTGGCGTTTTCCGCCGCATGGGAAAACATAGCGGTGTTTGCGCGGTCGGTCTTCTAAATAAAAGTCGTCTCCATATTTATTGCGCATCCATTGCGCTCGGTTTTCTTGACCTCTGCTTTCGTCTGCTACGGTTGCGCCGTGGAGATGCTCCTTGCCTTTTATTTTCCAGTCGGTGCGCTTTGCGCTAAGCCCAGTATATATAAAGTTTGTTGCTTGGTATACGTATCCGACATGCCCTTGTTCTGTGTCCGCGTAGCTTACGACTACTGAGGGCTTCGGGATCATCCGCAGAGATCGTCCTACAAGGTAGCTCGCCAAGTTCCTAGAGTTCTCACAGCATAGACGATTCAACTCCAGAACCTTGTTAGCCCATTCATCCCCGCATACGCCGACTCTAAGGCTTGAACTTACAGGCGTCCCGTAAGTAACTACCCCGATTAAGCCCTCTCCTCTATACGCTCCAAAAGCATAAGAAATAGGGCACATCCGCTTGGCGTAGTGCCGAGAAAGGATGAAAGGCTTAGCGTCTTCAGTTGTAATTCTCTTTACTGACAGATTGGAATTCATTTCTTTCACGTTTGAGTTCTTTTTATCTTCTCCGCCCATTGCTGGATTTGTTTAGACCTGCTCGTCCCGTTTACTGATGCTAGCAGGTCAATCTCCCCCCATGCGAATTTGGTCAGGCACACAGACCGACTGATTTTTTTCTTATCGGGGTCTTGCTGCTTGCGCCCTTGGCCGCGCCCAGCCCCGCCCCTATTTCCTTTTTTCATTGTTTAATAAGGCGAGCCTTCCCCCACCTCTTTTAGTTTCTCTATGACTTCCTTTATCGTCTTTGCATGGATGCAGCTTCTCCCTTCGTGATTGAATAAGGGGGAAAGCTCAACCCACCATGAAGCTCGGTTTTGCTCTTTTTCATCAATTCCCCATCCATCAAACTCTTGGTGAGCTCCAATAACTTTTTCATCCTGTAGTATGTCGTTTAGTGTTCTCATCACAAAGGGACTCTAGCATTAGAGTTTGATTGCGTCAACAACGAAATCGAATCACGAAGTCATCACGGTTCATGATGTCTAAACGCTTTTTCTGCCAGCGAGGGTTTATTCTTTCTTGCGCATAAAATAAAAAGCCCCGATCACTCCCTAAAAAATGCTGACAGGCGGGGGAGTGAACGGGGACTTTTGAAATCCTATGTCTTACCGCCTGTCAGTTGGTATGCCCCGACCTTAATCGGCCCGGGCGCTTTGGCAATGTTTATTTCATGGCAGTAGGGGCGTGGAGCAATCGACTCTTTTCGACGACGACCTCAGTGTATTTAATTTTTAGAGCGGCTAGGCTCCTCTCTGCCTCTGCTAGTTGACTCATTAAGGATGCGACCTTATCGCAAAGATCTCGTTCGTTTTGGTTGTTCATAATTTATTGGTTCTTCGTTGAGGGTTCCCAGATGAACCGATGGTTTTTCCAACTGAGCCGATGATTCTCACCGCGCAGCTCACAGTTTTCATTGAGGGCCTTGACTAGAGCTTTTTTCAGGCCGCTAGCTTGGCCGGCGAGTCCCTCAATAGTGTCGCGAGCCTCCTCCAGTTCGTGAGAGAGGCGTGCATTTTCTTCGAGATTACTCATGATTCTTTATTGCTCCTTTCATCGTTCTCATCTTCCCATTCCTTCATGAAATCCAAGTGGTTTTGGTATATTTTAGCCCCTCTTTTTAGTTTGATGTTGAGGAATCTGATATAGTCAAACCCTCCTGACTCCTGGCAGGATTCTGAGAGCATTTCGAGAGTGATCTTCTCCTCTTTTGAGAGTTCTTTGTTCAGATCCGAGCGGAGGTGCTCACAATCATCGCAATTCTTACTAGAGTAGAAATCTCCCTCCCATGTTCCTGAGTGCCGGTAATAAATTTCGCCGATTTGAATCTCACCAAAGCATTCACAACAACGATGAACTTTGCGGGCTTTTGTTAGATTGAATTTGTAGAAATCACTCATCTGCGCCTCCTTCTTTTTTCATTTTCATGGCGTCATCTATGGCCCCCCTCATTGATCCAAGGTTGTTAATAACGCACTCATGAGGCAGTTGCACGTTGCCGATGTAGTTGTTCTTGTCGGCCAGCCAATCAAGGCGTGCCTTGTCTTTGATAAGCTCGTCAAGCCACTTGTCGTGATCATTCATGATTTACCTCCTTTATTTTGCAGCATCATAGCAGCCTTGATCGCCCGTTTCATGTCGGCTTTTCTTGTGGCGGAGCATCGCTCGATGTCCTCTTGAGCCTCCCTGATCTCTCGATAGCTCATCCCGATGCTACGAGGGAACAAAGGTTTGGATGGGAACCTTGAGTGACGGGATCGCTTATCTTTGTAAGCTTCAATTTCGCTCTTTGATGCATAGCCACCCGAGCTAGATATTCTTTGGTAATCTTGCGATTTAATAGTTCTTTTCATAATGTTGCCTTTCTGATTGGCCACTCTGGTAATGAGTCGCCGCTTGTTAGTTTTAGATAGATACCGACTTTGTCACCCCACCATTTCGTTGGATGGAGGTCATAGATAATCGAGTCATCTTTGATGATTCCTGTTTGTGTTAGGCAGTCAATAAGGAGCTTGTTGCTGTTATCAATATCGGGCTTCGTGGTCTTAGGAACCTGAAGGAAAGCTTTCATGACTCGCTTGAGTTCGGTCTTCCTCCATGGGAAAATCCACTGACATTCGAGCTGCACGGGGCCGGTGATTGGCTCCGTTGGCACATAAGGTTTGAGCAGCCGAACAAATAGTTCCTCGGCTCTGATCAGTTCCGGCTTTTTATAGTGGACAATAAACGGTCGCTTACCTTTTCTTATGATGATTCGCTCCCCCTTTTGCTGCGCTGTCGCTGTCGGGGGG